TCAATGTGAGAGTGGCACACGTATTTCTTACATTCTAATCTCTCGTCTGTCTTCTTGTACGATACTTCCACTACGTATCGCACTATCATTTTGTTTTCGTTAACTAGTTTCATTGTATCGCTCCGTTTCGTGTTATAATGTCAATGAAGGTTTGATGTCGTGTCTTAAATACTTTGTGAGGTGTTTAATGTGTGGTGCATCAATCTTGTAAGGTGTGAATTGATTCATAAAATCGTGAATGTGTCTTTTAGTCGTATTGGAGTGAAGACCGAAAAGTACTAACTCTTGGGTGACTGTGTTGTATTCTGCCACAATCGTTTCGTATGAACGTAAGTAGTAGGTGTCGTCATTGTGGATAACATGTGCTTTACCATAATGTGACTTGACGGTTGAGTAAATCGCTTCTAGTGTGAACATTTTCATATATCGCTCCGTTTCTTGTTGCTCTGTTGCAACTAATGTGACCAAATCATAACACAGCATCACTAACCATTGTCAACACATTTTATCAAAAAACTTTTTAATAAAACTTTTAATCGTAGATTAACTTTGCTATTAATAAATGCGTATATTGCATAAGGAAGGATGGATTGACCATGAAAACAGGACGACCTCGCAAGTTCAAAAACGATGCCGATTTCGTGACAAGCATGTATGAGTATCTGTCACACTGTGATGAGAAGGGCGTATTGCCTAACATCGCAGGTTTCTGTGTGTTTACTCACATCAATCGTGATACGTTCTATGCGTATAAGGAACACTTTCCCGACACTTTTAAAAGAGTGAATGACATCTTAGAGGATTCAGTCCTCACCAACAAGCACGTATCAGACACAATGAAGATATTCTATCTTAAAAACAAGTTTGGATATCGTGACCGTTACGACCAAGTGGTTAACTCACATCAAGAAGTCACTATTAAGCAAGATATGAGTAAACTATCAGAGGAAGAACTCACTAACTTATTAGAACTCACACGAAAGATTGAGAACGATGAAGTTACCAAGAAGTAATGACATCATTAATGAACTATGCAGACGTTCCTATGCGCATTACGTTGAACACGTGCATCAAGGGCGATACATACATGGACGCTTTACACGTTATCTTACTAAACAGGTTCAAGACTTCATTGAAGCAAAGACTGATAATGCGTATGACATCATGGTTCTTTCAGTACCGCCTCAACATTCAAAGTCAACAACAATCACTGAAACATTGCCTTCATGGTACTTAGGCAAGCATCCTGAACATCGTGTCATTGAAGTATCCTATAACGATGACTTCGCTAAGAAGTTCATTAGAAGGAACGTGGATAAAATCCAAGAGTTTGGTAAAGACATCTTTGGTATAGAGATAGGTGATGTTAACAACGCTAATGAGTTTGTTCTATCAAACAAAATAGGTGGCATGCTCTCACGTGGTGTCATAGGCGGTATCACAGGTTTACCTAGTGAACTAATGATTATTGATGACCCTGTTAAGTCACGTCAAGATGCAGACTCAGAAACCATGCGTGATAAGGTGTGGGGTGAGTGGTTGTCTTCCATGAAGTCACGTCTTGCACCTAATGCGAAGGTTATTCTTATTATGACAAGGTGGCACAAAGACGATTTCGCAGGACGTATCATAGCGAATGAAGAAAACGTAACCGTCATTAACTTTCCTGTGGAATGTATCACAGAAACAGATGAACTAGGACGCCGACTAGGTGATGCTTTATTCCCTGAGATGAAGAAGGACAAAGCGTGGTTAGAATCCTTCAAGCGTTCATATCAGACCGCAGAAGGAAGCAGAGCATGGAACTCATTGTATATGGGCAAACCTTCAAACGAGGAAGGAAGTATCTTTCTCAGAGGGTGGTTTAAATACTACACTCACGTGCCTGACCTAGTGTACAAGGTTATCTCAGTGGATGCGACCTTCAAAGAAGGTGACAACAGTGACTTTGTTGCTATACACGTATGGGCGAAGACGGATAACGACTACTACTTAGTTCATCGCTATAAGCGAATCATGGGATTTGTTGACACGCTAGAAGCGATTACAAGGACGATAGCAGAACATAGCGACTATAAGATGATTCTTATAGAGGACAAGGCAAACGGTAGCGCAATCATAGACGTATTAGCACGTAAGTATGGTGCAGTCATTCCTGTCAAACCTGAAGGAAGTAAGATAGCAAGAGCAAATGCAGTATCACCACTGTTTGAAGCAGGCAACGTGTACGTAAGACCTGAGCATTACGATTACGTGGACGAGATGTGCGACTTTCCAACAGGCGTGCATGATGACGAAGTGGATGCATCCTCACAAGCACTCAATCGCTTGCGCCAAGTGGTTGCCAAACGGTTGACACGTGACCCTGAAGAATGGAACGAGGAAGACCAAATCAATAGTATTGTTGATTACATGTAATGTATTGGTTATAATGAAAGCGAAGGTAAATCAACATGGAACTTACAGTAACAGTCTTAGGTATGATTCTTGCGTTTCTTGCAGGTGCATACGTGCGTCAACCCTTCAGTTTAAGGCAACACGAAGTGAAGGTTGAATCCAAAACAAAACCGATTGAATTGAACCCTGAGCAAGAAAAGGCACAGGAACGTTACAACGAGCAGATGCGTGCGCTATGGGCATATAGCGAGAAGGAAGCGTTAAATGGAACACAAGAAGATTGACCACAAGACCGTATGGAAGAAGTACGAAGACGGAATGTCGTATAAGACAAGTATTCATCTTTACGACAACGTGAAACTGAATCAGAACTTTTACTTAGGACGTCAATGGGAAGGTGTGAATGCGCCTGATATTGAGAAACCTGTCATTAACATCATACGTCAAGCGGTGGACTACTACATATCCATGATTGTATCTGATGATATAGGCGTTCAAACAATCTTACCTGAAGATACACCTGAAGATGTGAAGAAAGCAATTGAGTTCATTGTTTCTAACGAAACAGAAAACGTCATGGAACTATCGCATTACAAGAGTAAACTCAGGATGTTTGTAAAGAACGTAGCACTTGACGGTGACGGATTCTTATATCACCGTTGGAATCCTGACATCAATAAAGAATCAGACTATGCAGGTGGTATTGATGTAGAGATACTAGACAACACAAACGTTATCTTTTGTAACCCTGTGCAGATTGACCCTCAGAAGCAAGACGGAATCATCATTGTGAAGAAAGAAACACTTGATAGATTGAAGAAGATTGCTAGAGAGAATGGTGTTGACGAATCCCTTATTAAAGAAGATGCGGACGATTACAACCAAGCAGAAACTGAAGCATCAACCGTTCAGAAGTATGGTACATTGCTTACTTACTTTTGGAAGGAACAAGGGCAAGTATGGGCGGTTCAGACCGTTAAGAATGCAGTCATCAAGAAACCAATCAATACGACTTTATCGTATTATCCAATTGCTAACATGTCATGGCGCAGACGTAAGGATTCCTATCATGGTGAGAGTCCTATCACATCAGTAAGACAGAATCAGATTATGATTAACAAGTATTACATGATGCTTAATGAGTTCACTAAGAAGTTAGCGTTTCCTAAGTTGCTATACGATGCAACCAAGATTGAGCGTTGGACAAACAAAGTGGAAGCAATCGCAGTGAATGGCGACCCTAACCAAGCATTCGTGATGCAGTCACCAAGCATGTCACTCAGTAATCAAGTCATTGAGTACATTGAAAACCTGATTACAAAGACCAAAGAAACGCTAGGCGTGTATGACGTATCACTAGGTAACGTTAAACCTGAGAATACATCCGCTATCATCGCCTTGCAGAAGACCGCTTCACAACCACTAGAACTACAAAAAATGGATTTCTATCAAGCGATAGAAGATTCTATCCGTATCATGCTAGATATTATGAGTAAGTTTTACGGTATTAGACAAATACCTGTAAAAGTACCGCCTAATGAAGCACAAATGATTCTGATGCAAGAAAGTGAACCAATCACCGCCTTCATTCAGTTCAACTATGAAGACATCAGTCCTGATAAGATAGGATTACGTGTTGACATAGGAGCAAGTGCTTATTGGAGCGAACTCATGCAGATTCAAACCCTTGATAACATGTTCCGTTCAGGTATTATACCTAACGCTAAGACATACGTTGAACAATTGCCTGACGGATTGATTAAATCCAAACAAGAGATTCTTAAAGCAATTGAAGACGAAGAAATGAAGCAGATGCAAATGCAGATGCAAGCGCAGATGCAAGCACAAACGCAAGCGATGACACCTAGTGCAAGCAAACTTAACACAGGTAATGACCTTGCTAATCCAATGAAACGTTAAACGTGGTAACACGATTAAACGATACAAGGGAAAACCACCCTTAGAAAGAGAGAATTATTGCAAATGTTGACAGAGCAAACCACTCAACCGACAGTAGCAGACAACGATTTAGACTTTGATGCATCTGATTTTCAGGAAGAATTAGGTGCAGGCGAATCAGACCAAGAATCTTTATTTGATGATGTTCAACCTGAAACTCAACCAAGTGTCAGTGAGAAACTGAAGATAAAGTATAACGGTGTTGAAGAAGAATATGACTTATCCACACAACGTGATGACATCATTGCACTAATCCAAAAAGGGAAGAATTACGACCACATCAAATCAGAGCGTGATACGCTTGTGAATGGTGAAGAAATGGCGTACTTAAAGCAACTTGCAAAGGATAAAGGGTTTGATGACGTCAAGCAGTTTATCAAAACTGAGAGCGAGAACTATACCCAAAATAAGATTGCCCAACGTGTGAATCAGTTAGTATCTGAAGGTATGTCAAGAAAGCATGCCGAATACACCGCCAAACTTGAGTTTGAGAAAGCAAGTCCACAAGAGAGTAAAGAAACCAAACAGGAAGCAGAACAAGTCACCGAAGACAGTGGCGTTAAAGGTTTTGTGGAACTGTTTCAAGAGTTTCCTGAACTTACTCAAAAGTCATTTGAAGATTATCCTGAAGACTTTAAAAAAGACATTGCAAACGGTAAAACACCTCTCGTGGCGTGGCAAAGACACTTGCTAAACGTGGAGCGTGCAGAACGTGAACGTATCCAAAAACTTAACGATAACAAATCAAAAGATTTAGGTACGATGCAATCAGGCACTGATGATTCAGATGATGCCTTCCTGAAAGAGTTTTTCAAATAAAAACACCTTTTAAGGAGAGTTATATCTCATGGCAACAATCAATTTAGCAACCAAGTATTCCGACAAGATTATCACCAAGTTCACGAAGTCGTCTTTCTTAGCAGGCGTTGCATCAACTGAGTACGATTTTGCAGGCGTTAAGTCCATTACGATTTATACACCAAAAACTCAAGCGCTTGCCGATTATAACCGTAGCGCATCCGCTAATCGTTTTGGTACACCGACCGAAATGGAAGACACTATCCAAGAGTTAACCATGACTCAGGACAAATCTTTCTCAATCACTATTGATAAAGGTAATCAATCCGACCAAATGAACATCAAAGAAGCAGGCAAAATGCTTAAACTTCAACTTGATGAACAAAACATTCCGTTTATGGATAAATACGCATTTGATGTGTATGCACGTAAAGCAGGCAAAGTCGTTGGTATGGCATCACCTACTAAAGCAACTATCGTTGGAGTTTTAGCAGATGCTTTGACACACCTTGACAATATGCTTGTTCCTATGGAAAAACGTACACTCTTTATTGGAGCAACCCTTCACAATGCATTGCGCTTATCTGACCAATACCTTGCTATTGACCCACTAGGGCAAGCATCATTATCCAAAGGTATGGTGGGAACATTCATGGACGTTCCTGTAATTAAAGTTCCTGATTCTTACTTAGGAAAAGTATTCTTCTTAATCACTTACAAAGATGCAATTTTATTCCCTTTGAAGTTCAAGACTTTAAACCTTCACACTAAAGCACCGGGAATTGACGGAGCATTGCTTGAAGGACGTCATTATTTTGACGCTTTCGTATTAGGAACTAAAGCAGACGGTATCTATTCTGCAGTTCCAACCGCAGACGTAGTTGCTACACCTGTGATTACACCAACAGGCGCATCACATGCTATCACTTGTGCAACAGGTGGTGCTACTATTATATACACCATTGACGGTTCTGACCCTCGTTATTCCAAATCTGCATTAACCTATTCAGGAGCGGTTGTCTTGACTAGTGGACAAACAATCAAAGCGTATGCGTTTAAAACCGCTATGTATGATAGTGCAGTTGCTTCTGCTACTTATTAGTCATACTAATTAAGGGAAGGCGTTTTGCTTTCCCTTTTTTCACTTAAAAGGAGTAAACCATGACCGCACAAGATTTATTTAATTTATCGCTAGGTATCATTGGTATTTCATCTAACAATGCAGGAACTTATACTGAAACCGCTTTGCCGATGATTAATACCGTTCTTATGCAAACGTTTGATTTAGAAAACCACATCAGAAAACACTTAAAACTCACACCGTTAACAACAGTGCCTGTTCATACAAACTTAAACGAAACACTAACTTATCAAGATAGGATTTTAAGAAACGTAGCGGTTTATGGACTAGCACAACTTCTTGTCTTATCTGATGATGATGTTATTCGTGCTAATTTCTTTGGAAACTTATATGCACAGGGGTTCAACAATGAAAACAAATTCATTACTGAAGATGCTATTGATGTTTATGGTGGTGATTATGATTAAACCGTTTCAATTCACTCAAAACATTAGATATCAAGACCTTACTTTTGAACGCTTTCAAGGCGTTGATTTTTCGTCATACGCTAGTGAAGTAGCACCACAACGAAGTCCTGATGCTTATAACATTGTTGGCACTCAAAATGAGATTATTGAAAAACGTACAGGCGTAAAGACTGAGTTTACGTCTGCACAAATTGACAGTGCTTTTGATACATCATGGGCATCTTCATATGATGCAAACCCTTCTCACAATTATTTATACAGAGTTTATCCTGTACTTAACATGTACAAGGATGAAAACACATGGTTGATTCAAAAGAATGGGTATATTTACTACTATAAGGATAACTTATGGAACAGAGTTAAACGTTCAGGAGTTGACATAAATGTCAGTAGAATTAATAAATCAACATTTAAACGTATTGAATCCGATAAGATATTGTTATATGGTGGCAATGTTGAATATTTATTAACTGTAAATTTAAGCACGAAAGTTGTTACCGCACAATACACACACGATGTAGCGTATATCCCAACAACATCCATTGCGAACAAGTGGACAGGTGGTGGGAAGTTTTTTGAACCTATTAATCTTGTGACGTGGATGCGAAAAAATAGTTTTAGAGTGGATGAAACAGATTATCTTCAAGCAATTACTCTTAAATTAGACGCTTCAAATATTGATTCTGATAGCGTTAAATTGGACTACACTTACTTAAATAGTGCAGTAGATTATGTTGATATTCTTAACTTCACATGGAATGAAAATCAAGTTATTGAACTTGTTCCTAGTGGCACATATTACAGATACACTGTTGATAGAGTTACAGGGTTGATTCAGTTTTTTCAATGTACCATTGGTGGCGAAAACATTGCTCCTGCACCATTTCCTTTATCAGTGCTAGGTGACTTTATTCCTGTTGAAGACAATATTGTTGTTACTTTTGGTAAAGGAAAATCAAATCTTCAAATTACGCATCCTGCAGGATACAGTGATGATAAAAGTATCAGTGGTAACGTGTTATATACCATTCGTTCAGTTCTTTCTTATGCTTATGCATCAATTACGTTTGGATTTAATAATAGTGAGGATTATCTCTTTGTTAGCAATGGTTCAAACAAAGATAATTGGGGAAGATTACAAGATTTATACTTTTCTGATTTAGATTATGCTTTCTTAGGCAATTCAGGGCAGATTACAGGATATTCTGTTGTAGAGGGTAAATTGATTGCTCACATGCAGAATGAACCTGATATGACTTCTATGTTTGTCAGAAACATTGATGTTAGTGATGACGGACAAATATTTTTAACTTCAACCTATGGAATTAAAGGGATTAATGCGGTAGCACGTGAGGGATTTTCTTCTTTGGAAGGGCAAGCGTTGTTCTTATCTCGTGACGGAGTTTATGCAGTTATCACTTCAAACGTCACCAATGTCAACAACATTACAAACAGAAGTTACTTTGTTGAAAAGAAAATGCTTGCTAACGCCTCTTTAAAAGATGCACGTATGATAAACCATGACGGTTTCTTGTATGTTTGGATTGGCACTGAATGTTATGTTGCCGATTCAAGAAAGAAATCAAATCAACGTGATGACTTTTCAGATTCATTCCAATATGAATGGTATTATTGGAAAGATTTACCTGTAATACGTTCATTACACGTGGAAGATAATCTCTTGTGGTTCACTACTGAATTAGGAACTATTGGGCGATTTAAGACACGTAGTGAAGCAAACGCTTATTCTGATGATGCTATACCAATTAGCGCAAGGTGGTCGTCACCTGTGTTGTTCATGGGCAATATTACCGCACGTAAAACACTTAAAAACTTATGGTTAAAAGTGGGTATGTTCACAGTCGCATCAAGCACTAAAGTTATTTATCGTGTTAGTAACGTGGATTCAGTTGCACTTGATTCAAGTGATTATTCATTTGCTACAAACACAGTTCCAATGATTCTAGTAACAAATCGTACCGTAAGACAGTTTATGAACATTCAGTTTGTGTTTGAAAACAATAAGAATCAACCTTTTGGATTAATTGAATTTTCAATTAAATACCGTACCAATAGTCAATACAGAGGTGGTTAATTATGGCAATCATTATTAAAGATGCTAGTGGAAATGTTTTACCGCAAAACCCTGAAGATTTAAACGATTATAATATACGTTCTGAAAAGTATAAAATTCCTTCAACCGTTGATGAAAAAAAACAAATTGAAGATTTTGCACACACACATCCAATAAGTGAAGTGGAAGGATTGTCAGTTAATTTTGTTAATAGAAAAGATTTATCTTCACAAGTTCAATTAACTAGTTATAGAAAAAGCGTTATTGCTTTGTGCGAAGTAACAAACACAAATAATGAGTTATCATCGTACTCACGAGGCACTCTCACTTTCAAAAGAAGCAATGGGTTAGCGGCTACACCAATAGTTACAACAATCTTTGGTATTGAAAAAAGATATAATACATCATCTGCTCAAGGTCATATTTTTAATATTGGTGGTCAAATTTCAACACCTAGATTATGCACTTTTACATACAATGGTATTAAATATGGTGGGCTTGAGTTTTATTATAATGACGCACAGCACCATGTTGTAGTTTTTGAGGGAGAAAGCAATTTCAATATCTTTGGTTTAGATTATTTTAATACTCAAACATCAACCGCTATAAATGCAGAAGTCAATTCATCATTAGCATATGATGTTTTTAAAATGGGTAATCAATATTTTAATGATAATTTAGTTTATCATCAAGGTAATTTCAATCCTGAAAATTATTCTTTAACTAACCATACTCATTCCGGACTTTATTTTCAAGATACAAGAAATGCAAATGACCAACCACAAGATAAACTTGCAAGAAATCTATATGTCGATTTCAAGGTTAATTCTTCTGTTGGAAGTCCTCCTGTTACTGCATCAGGAACCTATTCTCATATCCTAACAGTAGCAGGTTGGAACACTTCAGAAGGTTCAGGAGGTTGGCCAACCCAATTAAGTGTTGGAAATGGTCTTGCCTTTAGACAAGCAATCAATGCTACAACATGGGGTGATTGGAAAAGTTTTTGGCACACAGGTAATTTTAACCCAAGTAACTATGCATTAACCTCACATTCTCACGCAACATTAACAAATGGATTAGGTATTGTTGGTAGTTCATACAACGGTTCAACTGCAAGAACGTGGGACATTGGAGCAGGAACAGGAATTAGTGTTGATTCATTAAGTGTTTTCTTAACAAGTATTGCTTCAGGAAGTGGAACTGTTGGAGCATTGAGATATAATGGTACATCGAGATTAGATGCTTGTTTATATGGTGGTACAACAGTTCCAAGTGGTACAAAAAAT